TCACGCTGCACGCCGCCTGTAGCCGTTGAGGACTGCCAGCTCGGGGAGGATGAAGCCCTGTAGGGTTGCCCCGCGTTCGGAGTAGTCGCCTGCCGTGTAGGTGGTGACTTGCTCGGGGTTGGCTGTTAGCCGTGTGCAGGCCGACACGATGACAGCCTGAATGGATGCTACCGGTAGGTCAATGTCACGTCCTACGAAGCCGCGTCCCCTGGTGTATCCCCAGACGAAGGCCCTGATGGTGGTGAGGTGGTCGGATGCCTGCTGGATGGTGTCTGCGTCGTTGTGCCGCCCGATGTGTGCGGCAACTTTTGTTGCTAGTGGATCCATTGGTTTCCCTCCTAAAGGAAAGGGCAGGCAACCCGGTTAGAGTTGCCTGCCCGGTTGTCACGGTCTGACTAGCGAGTGATGCCGGTCAGCGTGACGATTGCCTCAGGGTTCACAGGTGCGGCGTCGAGACGGTAGACCACGCGGATGGCCTGCTGGTCGTAGTCACCGAACGTCTGGTCAAGGAGCTTCACGGCAGGAGCAACGTCGCGGGCGACGGTGATCTGTGAGAAGTCGACAAGTGCGGCGCGGCCAGTCGGGGTTGCGCCGGTCGTGTTCGGGACGCGGTTGCTGATGATGACGGGGACTCCGAAGAGGGTGAACCCTGCGCCACGGGCAACGTCGGGCTGCACGAGGTAGTGGCCCTGCGTGTCCTTGAGCTTGCGGAGCTTGATGAAGTCGCCAGACGTGAATACCCACTTGGCGCCGTCCACGTTCGCATTGGCGCCCATGAGTAGGCCCTGCGCGTCTAGCAGGTGGTCGAGAGTGAGAGCGCCGCCGACGGCAAGGTTCTGTGTGCCCGTGTAGGCGAAGAGACCCTTGGGTGTGGTGATGCCGTCACCGCTTGCACTGAAGAGCTGAGTATCCATTGCAGCCGCGACGTCTGAGACCAGCTTCTGCTGGATCGCTGAGTCAAGGGCGATGACCGACTGACGGGATAGTTCGTTGCTGAACTTCGTCAGAGTCTTCAGGGACTTCATGGTCGAGGGCAGGAGCTGGATCTCATCAAAATCAACATCAGAGTCCGGGATTAGTTCGTTCTGTGCGATCCAAGGGGTAGCGACTGTAGAGCTTCCAAGCTTGGGGATGCGGACAGGGCCGGCGGTGTCGATCATGCGCGGTCCGGCGGCAAGGAACTGCGATGAGGCCGCGAGGGGCTGAACAAGCTGCTTAATGACTGTTTCTTCGGTCAGTTCCGCAGCGTTGGTAGTGGAGTCAAGTGCCATGAGAGGTAGTCCTTTACGTGAAAGTGGTTTCTGGTTTTCACGCTGGCCTCCAGGACAAGCGAAGGGGACGGACTCCGGGTCCATCCCCTTCAGGGTACACCTATTGCGAATCATTCGCAATAGGACTATCTGCCAAACTTGCCGGTAAGCCGTTTGCTCTCCCAACGCTTCAATTGGCGGCAGGTTCGTTCGTCGTAGCCAATGGCCTGCATTGCGTCGATGATTTGATCTATTGAAAGACCCTCTTCGGCACACTCTGCCAACTGCTTGGTCATAATTTCGTCAGTCTGGCTATTACGGGCCCATCCGTTGTTACCGATGAAGTCAATGAAGTTCAGCAACTCGCGCTGTTGTTCGGTGAACCCGATCCATTCGAAGTTATGCGGCTTTTTCGCCATTGCGTCCCCCTCAGCTGGCGCGGGCTCTGAGTAGCCCAGCGAGACCCACATTACTCTCGGAAGGTGTGGCTCCTTGGTGAATGAAGCCTGATGGTCTCCGGCTCGCTAGGTGCGGCTTGGAAGTCAGGAGGGCATCTATCGCCGTCGTGAGCGCGTCCGCGTCGTCCAGGTGTGCCGAGTCAAACGGTAGGTCTGTGGCGTCCTGTAGCCGTCCTGTGGCCGTGACTAGGGCTGTGTGGAGTCGTGCGCCCATCTCGTCTACCCGCTTGGCTTTCTCACGGTAGCCTGCTGATTCTTTCCGCAGCGCCTTAACGTAGGACTCGTCAAAGACCTTAGGTTCTGCTGGGGGTTCCTCGGTCTCGGACGGTTCGGACGGTTCGGACGGTTCTGACGGTTCGACCGGTTCGGACGGTTCGATTACGGGGGTAGTCGGTTCGGTCAGTTCTTCGGTGGATTCTTCGAGCTGTGCAGTCAATTGCGGATCTCCTAATTCGTTACGGGTACGGGGTGGCATTTGCAACCCTTATGGGTGTTCATTGGCTTGTCTGCTGGATACACGTAGCCGTCCTTATAGAGCCACATGCAAAGCTCGCAGTGGTCAGCCTCTAATCCCCTGGTGTAGCCGGTCACGCGGGGGTTCAGCCGGATTGCTTCACTGAATCCATTGGCCGCTGCCTCCAGTACCTCGGACTCACCTAGGCGTCTGAGTTGCATCACAGTGTCTAGGTCCGATGTCGTGATGGTTGTGAGTGCTTTCTCCAGCCGTGGTGTCACGTCGACCACCGGTAGTCCAGCGAACGCGGGAACGAAGCCTAGAGCCTCCTGTAGGTAGCCAGCTAACGTCAGCTCGGACACGGCTACCCCCTTAGCCCTCGCAGCGGTCAGGAGTAGTGACGTTGACTGTTTGAACTCGTCAAGGCTCAACTGGCCTTCACGGTGTCGCGTCCATAGGCCCTCGATAGCGTCAGCGGTCCGCGTCGCCAGGGTAGAGACGTTCTGCTCGTAGGTCATACCAGACGGCTTAGGTCAGTGGCGGCCTTCTCCAGCGACTCACCACGGCGCTTAGCCATGATGTCGGCAATACGGGTAGGGTCGTATCCCAGCTCATCTGCCAGCAGGGTTTCCAGTGGGACACCGATACCCGCCAGCTTGGCCGCAGCGTCCGCAGCTTGGGCCGGGGTCCGCGTCTCAGGGTTCGCCCAAACGCTTTCCACGTCCACGGTGTAGGGGTCCACGCCGTCCCGCACTGCCACAACTAGCGCAGCGATCCATGCGAAGTCAGCGCCAAACATGCGCAGCAACGTATTTGCGTGTGCCACGAGGGAAGCCTCAGCAGAGCGGATAGCGTCAGCGGACGGCGGCTGGTCAGTCTGCAAGCCCAGGTAATGAGTAGGCAGTCCCTTGATAGCGCCGATCTGAGTAATCAGCAGGTTAGCCATCGTCTCAAAACCGGACATGTCAGCTTGTGCGAACTGTCCGAACTTTCCCTCGGGTGCCTCATTCGTCCACACCTTCTTAGAGTCGTCACCAAACGGGTTTACGACGTTGCCCTCGTCGTCCTCTGTGACCTCCAGGCCGGTAGCCCAGCGGCGCGGTCGGGCGTAGTCCTCGCTGGTAATCATTGCGTCCTGCATGATCTTGCCCAGTGCGTCTGTCAGGTCGAGAATTCCGCTCATTTCGCTTACGCCGTCGAAGTCGAGAAGACGGTCACGGTTCAGGATCTGACCGATCGGAGGTACGCCCAATGGGTTAGCCACGGAGTCGCCCTGCTGTACCCAATCGCTGCCGGGGATGAGTGCCCAGTCGTCGCCTACGGTGTTTCTGGTCTTGTAGGTGGTGATCTCAGTCCCGGTGTAGATGGTCGCCCATCCGTGACCGTCAGCCTTCCACCGCTTCACGCCGTCGATGATTTCGCGGGTAGCCGGGTCACGCCTCACGGTCATCTGCCGGGGTGACTCAACACTGATCTGAACACCACGAGGACCGACCCAAACAACGACGTAGCCGCGCCCGTAAGCCAGTGCATCCTTCATGGCCTCATACTGGCCTTCAATCATCCCGTTACGCCGCCAGAGGGACCACAGAGCCGCGTCTGGTGGGTTAGTGGGGTCGCCGCCGATACGGAAGCCAGTTAGCCGCAGACGGTCCACGAGGGACAAGACGGAGAGCTTGGGGTAGTTCACAGTGAGGGACCGCAGACGGTTGCCCAGTGCTTCCACGCTCTTAGGTGACAGAAACGCTGTAGGCTGCTCACCGCGCCAGTAGCGGTCCAGCTTGTCAAGTCGCGGCTGCTCGGTGTCCAGTTTGGTCGTCAGTGCTGAAAGTGTCGTCATATTAGAAGCTCATCGCCCTTTTCTTTTTGGTGGTGTTGCTATGGAATTGCGCCCGGTCCACGGCGGCGATAGTTGCTACCGCAGCGTCAATCTTTTTCTTGGATACGCGCTTGTCTTTGGTTACGACGGTTCCCTGTGGTGTGACCTCGGCTACGCAATTGGTGAAGTGCGTCATTAGCCGGGTGTCGCCGTCATGGGAGATCTCTTTGGTATTGATGAGCTGGTAAAGCCGGTCAGTAGCCGGCGCCATACGGGTACGCCGGCTGGTGTCCCATTCGAGGATTCGTTTAGAGCCGTACTTACTGGCCCATTGCTCCATTTCCGACCTCCAGCCCCAGGGATCACAGGCCATGTCCACTACGTCAAACTGCTCAAAGGCCATGTCTACGTGCGCGGAAACTTCCTCACGAGGTACGCGCCAGCCGGGTAATCCGCCGTTTTCCCAGATGCCGATCACGAAGACGTGCGGATTAGGTTCTACGGTGCAAGCAATTAGCGCGGTCGAGTCGCCAGAGGATGAGCCGTCAAAGCCAAGCGTTACCCGCGCCCGGTTCGGTACCGTAAGCGCGTAATCAGCCAGTGCCTCGAATTGCCCGAACTCCAGCCAAGACTCCACACCTTTACTCCAGAGGCCCATGCGAAGCTGCCTGAAAGTGGGTTCCCGTAGTGTCTTGCGCGCCGCCAGTAGACCGTCCTCAGACAGAAACGGCTTAGCACAGGTCATGGCAGGATTACCGGCCTTCACCGCGTCCATATCGTCGGAGCTTGACCCCTCAGGAGAAGCGAACTCAATCAGGAAAAACGCGGGATCTTCACCGGAGCGTCCCAGCTTCACGAGATCCCACATAATCGAATCCTCAGACGTTCCCGGTGTGCTGATAGCCAGGGTGAGGGATTGCGGACGTTTACCCGATGCGCTGGTGATTGCTTCCCAGACAGAGCGGGTTACGACGTGGAGCTCGTCGACCACAATCAAGGTTGCGTCCCAGCCGTTCAATGAGTCAGGTTCAGCCGGTAACGGGGTCAGCGTCGAGTCAGTGTGAGGAACATAAACACGATCACTGAACACCTGCACGCGGTCTGCCAGCTCAGGATTCAATGCGATCATCCGTTTAGCCTGATTGAGCGTGACGTTCGCCTGCCGCTGGTCACTGGCGACGACTAGAACCTCAGCAGAGAACTGCCCCACAAACATTTCAGCAACCGCCAGCATTGCCGCGAGAGACGTTTTCCCGTTACCCCTCGGCATACTTACCAGCGCGTTACGGATACCCGGTGAGTAGCTGCCCTGAATAATGTCCTGCTGGAAGTCCTGAACCTCCACTGACTCACCTGCACCATGCCCACGAGGGACAAACAGGTATTCATGGATGAACCGTATACGCCGCTCTGCTGCGTCCGTAGGGTAGTGGCTAAAGTCCAGTGGCTCAGCCGTAATAGCGGCCTTAGGACCGGCTACCACGTGCCCACCATACCCCCATTAGACATACCCCTAGGGGTGTTACTCAAACTTTGCCTTGCCGGGGGGATCTCGCGTGACTCGTTCGGGTCTCCTCCCCTGGTTGTTCTGTTTGTCAAGTTGCGTCCGGCTGGTGGAAGTGCGACTAGTGGTTCGGGTCGGTCTTCGCTGGTGCGTTGTCCTGGTCCCGGTCGTGCTTGCCCCGCGAGGACATTGCATGGACCACAGAGAACGCGCACCGCTGATAGTGGGATGACTTTGCCTGCTGCTTTTAGTTCCCATGCGGTCGGTGTGTGGTCGCACTGGAGGTTCTTAGTGGCACCGCACCATAGGCAGAATGGTTGCGCCTTACGTGCTCGCCTACTGAGCTTGTCCCATGCCGTGTCGTACTCCAGAGACTTACGCTTGTTGCTTGGCTTGGGTGCTGGCTTGGGTCGGTGGTCAGCGCAGCGTGATTGTTCACTGAGGTCGCCGCAGTTGATGCACGGCTTAAGGATGCTCACCAGATATCCGAGGTAGGTAGTTCGACGGTTACGACGCGGGGTGGTGTGCGCATGATGGTGAGCGCGTTCAACTCGGCCTCTATCGCGTCGTAGTCGTCCTCCAGTTGAACCACTGAGGCTGTCAGTTCAACGATGGTCTGGTCACGCTCAGTGAGCCGGCGGTCCTGCCTCTCAATGATCCGCTGCCTGATTGTGGCTAGCCGTTCCCAGTTCACGATGCCTCCCGTATATCGGTGTAACTTCTGTAACTACTGTTACTTTCAGCGGGAACTGCAGGGAGCATAGTTACACTTGTTTCAGTAGTTACAGGTGTGTAGAGGCCCCGCTTCGGATTGCTGATGCGTTCGGCTTCGGTGGCCCTCCTGAGGTAAAGCCGGGTCTTGCTGTCTTCCCAGTGGAGCAGTCCCGCCACGTCCTTTGGCTTCATACCTTCGGGGTACTTGCTGATAAGGGTGACCAGCTCGGCCATGTCGTCGCCTACACCTTCGGTTGCTGCCCGGTTGCGTACAGCTTCAGCGGCATCACGGAGACTGGAGCCGTCGAGGTTCCACGTTCCGTTAGTAAGATTGAGCGCGTACTGACCTTCCATTGCGTCGCGGGAAGTGACGTGAAGGGTCGAGCTTTCGGTTTGCCGGTCCCTCTGGATCAGGAGGATGCTGTCAGCAGCCCCAGCCAATCCTTGTGTGCCGGAAACGCTGTCGAGGAAGTCTGACTTTTCGCCCTTGTTGGTGTGGTGTACGACGATCAGGGATGATCCTGGTTGTCTGTCTACCAAGTCTTTGAGTGCAGACATTTGGGAGTAGTCGTTGCCGTAAGCGTCGTTTCCGCCGTAGGTGCCGCGCACTTTGCCCAGCGTGTCGAGGATGACCAAAGGCTTGTCTTCGGCGTGACGGTCGAGGAAGGCTGCAATGGTGGTGAGTGGTCCTGATGGAACGTCGGTCATGAAGTACAGACCTTTAGGCCCTTCGCTCACTCCCAGCGTGTGGAGTCGTGACTGGAGCCGTCGCGCCCCGTCCTCCAAAGCGAGATAGAGGACGGGGCGACCGTCGACGGGGATGGTGCCGAACGCGAGTCCACCTGTTGCCGCAGAGACTCCCAGGCCAAGCACCATCCATGACTTGCCAATTTTCGGGGGTGCCACAAGGAGGGTCAGACCCTCGGGGATGATTCCAGGGACGACGTATTCGACGGCAGGGAGGATCTGCTCCGTCAGCCAGTCTGCGGCGAACGCGCTGTCTAGTGGGTCGGGTAAGGTTTCAGAACTCCGCAAGCTGGGGTGCCCCTTCCAGTGCTTCATGCCACGCTTTGAGGGTTTGGGGGTCCTTGGCTGTGATTTGCCACATAAGGTCTGCGCGGAAGAACTCCCGTGACGTGTGCGGCATGTAACTGCCTACCCGCAAGCGGACGTAGCTTCCCGGATCCAGGGTTTCGACGAACCATTGGCTCTGCCGTTCAAACTGGTAAACGTCATAGAGGCGTGGGTGGTCGCTGGGGTAGTCTGCAAGGTCAAGTTCGAGGACAGTCTGAATCACTTGGTGACTCCCGCGGTTGCCGGTCCCAGGTCCTGCTCAAGCTGTCCCCACAGTTCGGAGGGCTTCATCCCCCGCTCGACGGCGAGGTTTACGAGGTCTGTAACAGTGGCGGGCCATTTGGTAACCTGATTCATTAGAACCTTCTTCTTGTCGGGAGTTGATTCTTTGCCCTCACTGGAATTGCCGTTCCGGTGGGGGTTTTTTGCGTTCACTGCAGCCTCATTCAGTGGCCCGGTATGGCTGGTACCGTGCCAGTAGCCACTTGCCCAGGCTTCGGCCATGTCCGCTCTGGCGCTCACGCTGATTCCTCAGAGTCGAACGCGGCGTCGAGCCATCTCTCTACGTCAGCGCGGCGAGCCATAAGACGGCCGGCAATTTTTGCAAACTTCGGACCTTCGCCCTTGTGTCGGTAAAACCTGAGTGTATTGATCGGGACGCGTGTCTCTTCCGAGACTTCCTCCAGTGTCATCAGGTGATATGCCTTGACTTCCATAACTACTCCTTGGCTTCAGTAACCGACTATCGGTTGAACCGGGTATGGCTATCAAAGCACCTTCAATCGCGCACGTCAACCGATAGTCGGTTACAGTGGTGTTCATGGATCAACAAGACTGGCGCCCCGGCGGCGAATATGGGTACGAGTTTGTCCGCACATTGGATGAGAACTTTGGTCAGAACGCACGAATCCGTCGGGAGTTCTTGGACTATCCACAGAACACGGTGGCACGCCTCATGACGGCAATGTACGGCTTCAAGTGGCATCAAACAGTTGTCGCCAAGGTTGAGTCGGGCCAGAGGATGATCAAATTGTCCGAGGCGTACGCACTAGCTGACCTATACGGGGTTCCGCTTGAGAACTTGGCTCACGGCACGGACTTGCAACATGTTGAGCAACGGCCCAAGAACGCAATGTCTATTCCTGAAGGCCTGAAGTGGCTCGGCTGGATGGAGGGCAAAGATGGCGAGCATCCAGAAGAGGCCTGATGGCCGTTGGCGTGCCCGGTACAGGGACGCGGACGGCAAGGAACACGCTAGGCACTTCCCCAGGAAGATAGACGCTCAACGCTGGACTGACGAGGTTACCGCCGCTGTCGTCACCGGCTCGTATGTGGACCCAAAAAAAGCACGGTTGACTGTGGGGGAGTGGTGCGCCACATGGTTGACCGGGTATGGCAGCAAGAGGGCTTCCACCGTTCGGCAGGCGAGCGTCCATGTGAAGCATATTGTCGCCGCGTTCGGGTCCCGTCAGTTGTCCCAGGTTCGCCCGTCTGAGGTCAAAGCATGGACGGTAAAGCTCAAAGCTGACGGCTACGCTGATTCGACCGTCTACGCGATCCATTCACGGTTTGCTCAGATCATGGCTGACGCCGTGCATGACGGGATCATAATGCGTTCCCCGCTGAGTCGTCGCACGTCACCGGGCGCGGGTAAGCAACGCGCTTATGTGGCGACGACAGAGCAAGTGTGGGCACTCCATGACTTGATGCCAGAGAGTATGCGGCCAGCGGTCCTCTTGGGCGCGTTCGCTGGACTGCGGATTGCGGAGGTTGCCGTGCTGCGGGTTGACGATGTGGATTTCATGCGCGGGATCATCACACCAGCGATCCAGTATCCGGCAGAGCCTCTGAAGACCGAGATTTCTAAGACGGCTATTCCTATCCCGCGTGACCTGGCAACAGAGCTTTCCAAGGTTCCGGCCCGGTGGGGGAGCCAGACACTCGTCACAAGCGAGTTTGGGCGGTCCGTGTCGCCACACCGGATTGAGGATAAGTTCCGGGCGATCAGGGACGAAGTGGAGGACCTACCCGAAGGTTTCCGGTTCCACGATCTGCGGCACTATTTTGCATCCCTGCTGATTGCTGCGGGGCTTGACGTGAAGGTGGTTCAGACGCGCCTCCGTCATGCGTCCGCTAAGACGACGCTAGACACTTACGGGCACATGTGGCCAGACAAAGATGAGTCCGCACGAGCTGCAATTCAGAATGTTCTGATAGCTCGTGCGGACTCTCTGCGGACTAAACCCGCTGCATCCCTTTGA